CGCAATACTAGAATGCGGAACTTCAACGCTTTCAACTACATCTTCGACCGTATCTTCAGATTTTGCAGCCTCAGTTGAAGCGACAGGAGTTTCAACCGAAGCGGTTGACTCTTGTGCTAAACGTTGTTCCACAGCCTCTTGTACTTTAGCCTGAAATTGTTTTTCCTGCTCTTCAATAAAAGCTTTGCTCTTATGTTGAAGCAGTGATGACAATTTAGACTGATAATCTTCAAAAGCAGCTTCGGCGCTATCTAAATCCTTAACTTCTTTTGCCAAGACGCTGCGGTCTTGATCAGAAAGATCATAAAGATTGTCGATAACTCCCATTCTGCTATTGAATAACTCCTCTGCTTTCGCAGTGTTAATAGAATCTTCCAATGAATCTATTTTTTCATTGGCTTGTTCTAATTTGCTCTGAAGGTCTTCAATTGAAGCTTTGGCTTCCTCAGCGTCTTTTTGAGACTGAACTCTATCAGTTTCAAATCGGTCTCTCTCAGATTGCCACTCCGCATCCTTCTCGCGGATCTTGTCGATCACATGAGAAGCGACACTGGCGACGGCTTCCTGAGTAAACTCAGCTTTGTCAGACAACTTCGAATCGAGGATCTTCTCGAACTCTGTTTTGAATTCCGTGATATCCATAGTCTTAGTATTTTTTACAGTATTTATTTCCTTTTGGGAAATTTTTAAAATATTATTTTTAAATTTTTTTGCTTTAGCCTCTTCTTCAGCAGTGCTTTCTGCGTCGTCTCGATGGTCATTTAATTGAATGTCCATGTTTCTTTGTGTAATTAAACCTTTTACATCTGCGGCAGGATTTGTTGTAAATCCAATCCCCAATGGGAAAACTTCCCCAACAACCAACCTGAAAACCGGAGTTCCATCATTTAAGACACCAGAGCCCTGAAAAGTTTTTAGGTGCCTTTGGAGCTCTTCAATCTGACGAGGATTTGATACAATTTCTGCATCTTTTAGATTATCAGAGCCAACAGCTATAACATAATCATTAAATCCTAACTCCCAACTGGCTGAAATTTTTTGAAAATAATTACTATCTTCATCGCTTGACTCTAACAAAACATTTGCAAATTCAGGGTTAACTGTTTTATATATAACCGAAGCCAAAGAAATATAAAAAGGGTCATTGTTGCCTAAAGCCGCACCATTACCTATAATCTTTTCATTTTCAATATCAGTAAAACCGGCGTTAACAATATGCCCAACGACTTTTTGTTTTTTATGTTCAATGTTAGTTGGCTTGTGAACAAAATAATCTATTAGATCAACCGCCGTCTTTGAGTCAATCCCATCTCCATTTCTATTAAACTTATTTACAATCGCTGCATTAAAAGCAGCTCCAACTAAATCAACGTTTCTATCTAAGTCAATAGACTTAGGGATAAATGGCCGCAAATTATCTAAGGAAGCTGTACTAATCTGCAGATCGTTTTCTAAATCTGTAGTTGCGAATACATCAAAGTTGTATTCAGTTTTATATTTAAATTTTGCAGACATAGTTGTTAAATATTACACCTTTTTATTTGTTTAGAGAATTTTTTCTACTATGATACAAAATCGCTGCTGCATAATCATCCAATGAATGCTCTGCGCTTATATCAACTATTTCTGCCAATGGACTTAAAGCTGTGATTTTAGAAGCATCTTTTATGCAAGACATCCCCACTTCAATCCACTTGCTAGGATCTGTTGCAATCACAACTGACTCACAAATCCTTTCCAAAATAGAACGCTGATCTTTGCTTAACCTCTTTCGTTTGAAGGTTTTTTTCGCTTCGGACAGTAAACTATCATAAAGTGAATTAGTTTGATCTACAGTATCTTTGATTGCTCCTACAGAATAAGTTTCAGAAGCTAAAGTTTTCGACCCAACTGGTCTACCCGGATTACTTGGGCTTTTACCCCTGTTATCTTTACGCTCTTCAAACTGTCTACGTTGCTGTAATTGTTTTGCACCTTGAGGGTGACGAATCTCAGCCAACTCTTCTTCCTCGTCAAAATCAATAGGAAGAGGAGCTCCACCTACCAATGGATTATAATATCCTTTTAATCTATCATCTACAAATTTCTTCTGCGATCGTTCTAGCTCTTCAGCAGGAGGGAATACTCCAGTTTCTATAACTTTCATTCCTTGCTCAGGAGGTAAAATTCCAAGTTCCATCATGCGAGTAATAACTCTTTGTACCTGTGCTTGATCTTTCAGATCAATCGTTTCAAACTTAGCTGTAGGAACATCTCTAAATCCAAAATTCTTACATATCTGTTTAATTTCAGATTGTAAGAAGTCATTTAAAAACGACTCTCTTGCTTCGTTTAATCTTTGTAAAAACATTTGAGCTTTAACTTCGGTGCTTGCAAATTTTTCTTGACTTAATATAATATTTTGCAATCCTTCTTTAATGTCTTGATTGACAACTTCATATTTCGATGGCCCAATTACTTTTTGAATGTCCGGTATAATAAATTCGGCTTTTGTGGTATAGTCGCTAACTAAAATTCGGCCGACGCTCTGATTTTGAAATAAAGACTGCATTGCGCGAATATTTCTTGGATTAACCCCTCCTTTATCTGGGGTCGTTCCCATAGTGATCATCAGCACTACATTCTCGATAGTTCTGCAAATCGATTGATCAATTTTTTTCATTTCTAATTTAAAATTGATGTCATCTAATACAGCAAAACCAAAAGGAACAGCAAAAGCCTCATAATCTTGTTTTTTGTAGAAAGCATATTTAAGCTTTAAAGGGTCTAATTCTATTGTGGCGCCATTGGCGGACCAATTGCCTTGTTTAATTCTTTTTTGTAGCTCAGGATCCAGCGCATTAAATAATTCCCTATCTTCATCAGTCTTAGGTTCTTGTAATCTTTCTAGCTCGTATTCGCTCAATATTTTATTATAAAGTCCTGACTTCTCAAATGATGTAGCTCTTTTTGCAGTAACATCATAAGGATTTAAAACTATATATTTAACAGGGATTTTATTGCTTAATACATTAATACCTAAATTTCTAACTTTTGAAAATTCGTCAGCATTGAATTTACTGCTTACTGTATAAAGAAATACGTTTCCGCTTCGATAATACTCTCTGAAGAATTGATCTTTAAGATTCCAAATTTTAATTTTTTTAAACCAAGCATTAATAAATTCTCTAGATTTTGCACTGCCGCCTTCAACATAAATCTGTGAGTTTGCGAAGTCAGCCATTGTATCGATTGAGTTTCTAAATATAGCTATATTGCAATATGCTTTCTGGCATAATTCAATTGCATCTCTAACGTTAACCCCACTAGCTGAAAATTGATACGGAAGCAAACCACTTCGTATATTTTCGTATTTATACATCATGGGCGCGACTGCAACATTATTCCTTCTTAGATTAGTAGAGTCTCCGCCCATAGGAGTTCTACCATATGACGCTTTAGCATCATAATTATAAAAAGAATCTCCTATTAATTGGGGCTCATAGTTTTTTTCTTGATTTGCATGCATAATGTTTTCAATTGGTTTTTCTTGTTCTTTGAACTTATTCCAATAGTCAGAGCGCTTTGTATATTTTCTTTTTTGATATGGGGCTGACATGATACTAAAGTATATTACACTAAAAGTTACAAAAGTCGACTTTCAAAGTTAAATAGTTATAAAATAAAAGTAGGTTCGAACGTTTCTGTTATATCTTCTGTTTTTTTCGCTTGAGCATCAAAGTAAACTTTACCCATCCAATTTCCTAAAACTAAAGCTGAATAAGAGTCCTTTCTTGCTTTGTCCGGACTGTTTTGACGCCTTAGATTTGCTGGAAGATCAAAGGTTTGAGTGCCTTGTGACGTTGTGGTGATTTGAATTAAAGCACATTCATTTTTTGTCAGATTGATCATATCTGACTGATGCTCAATGAAATCTATCATTTTAGCCGCAGCGCTTTGTTTAGATTCTTCTGAAGTGCGTAAAAATTTTAAATCAGATATTGGGATATTCTTATTTTTTTGCGAAACATATGAATCATCAATAGCCCTACTAGCAAAATAAATTCGTCTATGATCAAAATGAGCCTGTAATAACTCATTAGCTTGCCTAATCCAGCTACTGGTAGGCTTTCTTAAAATAATAGTTTTATAATCTTCAGAATTATATTCATTTTTATATTTTTGCAAATCTGACTGATATTCCTCTGGTTTATCAAAATTAACTTCTATGGTTTTTAATTTTATATTTTTACTTTTAAAAGTTTCACTTTCATTGCATGCTTGTAAAAACTGAACTCCACCATTATAGTCACCACATATGGCAACTATGTTAAAATTCTCCAAGCAAAACAAAAAGTAATTTATATGATGTTTCAAAGATGTTCCTGAAAGGGCATAACTATGAACTAACACCATTTTTTGTTCTTCTTTAAGTAATTTTAATATTTGTATCGCAAAATCATCCGAACTTTCAGTTTGAGACCAAGATGGGTCAAAAGATAAAATGTACTCTGAATCTGCGTCACCTTGAACCTCAATTGTTGGCGTCTCTCCATCAAGCACAGTACACAATGCCATCTTACTTGTTTTAAAATATCCAGAACTATCGTCTGTAAATATAGCTCCAAATTCTCTTTCAAACTGTGATTGGCTCATGGTGGCTTTAGCTTGATTTATGAGGTTTTCATCGTACAATTGCTTTGGCGCACAATCATAACTATATTGCATTATGCACCTAGACGCCTTATCTTTATGGGCTGCATCAGTAGTTATTAAATGCTCAAATTGGCTATAAACCTTATATAAATATTCAAACTTATACGAAGCAGAAGATAGTGCTATAAGCTTATTATTTGGCCAAACATGCCTATCACTTTCATTCATGCTTCCCTCTTCAACAAGTTGTGTTTCTAATTTATACAAGTCGGCTCTTTGGATAGGATTTTCCACTACTGACAAAAACGGAACAATAACTTCGTTATAAATTCTTTCTGGCATAAGCAAAAACTCATCAATAATAATACGATGAAAACGAAAGCCGCGAAGCTTTTCTCCGTCACCAAGAGGTAACGCTCTGATACGACTAGCGCCAATCTCCATCAACCACTCATCGTTATTTTTAGAAGTTCTCGTGATACATTGCCGAAAAAAACTGGCTTCAGGCTTGTTGGCAATGTCTTCTATTTTTTTAAAAATCATTTTAGCCTGTCGAAAAGATTTAGATATAATTCCAATCTCAACACCTTGATTTAATACAGCATCCAATGCTGCAAAAATGCCAGTCGTAAAAGATTTGGACATTCCGCGACTCCAAACCCCTAAAAAGTAATCAGTTTCAAACATAGATTTTATAGCCATATGCTGAAACGGAAACAGCTTCACCCCTAAAAGTAAATCAGTGGTAAAAGTAACATTATTCCTTAAAAATTCATACAAAGCTATCTTAGCTTCACGCTCATCTAAAAAACCATCTATTTCTAACAGCTCATCATTAGTACGAACTTTATTTGGTCTTTCTTTTTGTTCTCCTGCTACCCAGCTCATAAATTATCGAAAAAATATTGAACATCAGTCTGCCAGATTTTTTTACCTGCAAGTAATATACGTGGTATTATGTCAGATGCTTTTTCTCTATTATTAACAAATACAAACTGACACGACCTTGAAAACTCGTGAGATAAATCCTTAATTCTTCTTAATGTATAATCAATATTTGATTTTCTATTAAAAATTTTATTTTCTTTTATCATTTTTTCAATACTAGATTCAATAATTACAAAAAGATATGAGTTCATCTCTTGCGCTCTTTTTATTTCGTTTTTAAATCTATCTATATGATTTTTGCTTAAAGTCCCTTGTAGATCATTCCCTGATTTTCTATCTACAAAAGTATAAGAATAATAGTCTCCTAGCGCAGTATAATCTCCTATATCTAATTTTAAAACCTCTTGTTTGCACTTGAAACTTAAAGGTTTTTGCTCTCTCGTATCTATAGCCACTTTTAAATCTAGTGGTATCGGATTGCTAAAAAAATCTTTAGGAATATTATTATTATACAGGGGTTCGCAACCAATAGCTTCACAGGCTGCGTTATAACTTCCAAATATTTCTTTATATAATTTTATAGGAGGTAAAAAAGAATTTTTTGTCTCCAAATGAAAAGGCCCATATTTTCTATCTTTTTTATAATGCCTCTTTTGCAGAAGGCTAAGGATGTATTCTTTAACTTCTTCTTTGGGCCTCTCTTTGCACCATTTCGTCAGTTGCTGTTTGGTCGAAAAATCTCTTTCAAAATATTCTTCATATCTTTTAAATGGAAGTGGGTCTCCAGTTAATTTATTTACCCTTGGGAAATATTTTGTATAATAAGATGCTAAGTTCAGCCCATGCTGTTTAATGTGTTTATGTAAAGACGCTCTACTTGTGAACTCTTTTTTGCATTCAGCACACCTAACAATTTTGGAGTCGACATCTTCCATTATATAGCATCTTCTTTGCTAATTCCCAATACACGAGCTTTCCAATCAGACATTTTTTCAATCTCATCCGCCTCAACGCGCACTGATTGTTTTTGCATCTGAGCCATCTTAATCATCATCTTTCTTTCTTCTTCGTCCTGAAAAAGTTGAACTAAAGAAATTATAGATGCATTTCTTTGCTGTTGGTTTGCAACTCTCTTGGCTCTTTCCCCGTTTAATTTAGCCAACATCTTATCGATCCTGTTAATGCACTGATTGTATTCTTCTGCTTTCGTTTTTAACATTTCAGTTAACCGCATGGTTAAATCATTTTGACCCTCAGTATCATCAAACATTAAATTTAATTTTTGTTTTTGCTGTTCAATTTCTTTTAAATTGACATAATCCATGCAAACATTAACATATAAATTTAATTCGTCAGACGTTAAATCAGGCTTATCCCAAGTACTGCGTATGTATTCGGACTCAAATAAATCTCTATTTTGACGCGTGATATAAGAATTTATCACTTGAACAAATCTTGGGCCATTCAAATACCCAA